TGGGATTGTTTCCATGAGAATGTATCCACGGTTGAATATGATGCTCTCTTTGATTGCAGAGCAAAGGTTGTTCTGAAAGACAAGACAGAGCATTGGGGCGATTATGTAATGACCTTTGATTGGTATAGGAATGCATATTCGGAGGAACCTACGCAGTATAAGTGTCTCCACATGATTGCATTGGACAACGGAAACTATACACTCCAGCCGAACAACAGAATCTTTTGGAAAAATATGTCTTTTGTCACCAAGCCATTCCCGGAAAAACCGGACTTTAAGGTTGACAACAAGGTATGGAAGTGTGAAGGTGAGAGTGATCGTTGGATCATTGATGGTCACGATGATAATTATTATTATGATATAAAACCGAATAAATAATAATTATGAGTAGAAAGCATAGTGCAGGAAAAGGCGATTCTTATCGTAAAGTTGATAAAAAGCAATATGATAAAAATTATGAAGCTGTTTTTGGTAAACAAAAATCAAAATCTTCTAAAAAGAAAAATAAATAATTGTATTCCTCTGTAGCTCAGCAGGTAGAGCAGAGAGCTGTTAACTCTCGGGTCACTGGTTCGAATCCAGTCGGAGGAGTTTATGAATGAATTGCAAAAAGTATTATTATTGTTGTGTTTTTGTGTTTGCTTTGTTGTAGTAGGTCATATTATTTTTGACGCTATAGAATTATTCTTTAGAAAAAAGAAATGACGGAAGATGAAAAAAAATTAAATTTAGAAATTGTAGAAGATGCCATACATTGGTATTCTGAATTTTTTTATTCTGCGTCATGGTACATGGATATAGAATATGATCTTTTAGAAAAATTCAAAACAAATCACAAATATCTACAAAATTTTAGACAATATCAGTTAGATGCAATGAAAAAATTATATGATAATAATCTTTGGGTTCGCTGGTGCGACACATGCGAAGGACAAAACCGAGGGGAACTATATAATTTTACCGGAGAATAGCTCAGCTTGGTAGAGCGCCTGCTTTGGGAGCAGGAAGTCGTCAGTTCAAATCTGGCTTCTCCGATTTTGGAGATTAAACTATGAATTACACACCGGGTCAAGGTTATAAAGATGGGTATAAGGACAGGCAAGAAGGAAAAGCAAATATGGCTGCTGTCGGCCGTATTACAGAAAATAATGTGTATTGGGATGAATACAATTTAGGATGGACTGAAGCAAATCGAAGAATCATAGATGAAGCAAGAAATGGCACTAGCAATGGCAAGTCATTTTTGGTAGACTGATGACATGATATGGTTTACAAGTGATACACACTTCAGTCATAATAATATTCTAAATTATACTGAAAGACACAAATATTTTAAAAATGTGAATGAGATGAACAAATCTCTCATTCATAATATCAATGATTGTGTATCAAAAAAAGATACACTTTATCATTTGGGGGATATATCTCTAGGAAAAGGCAAACATTGGACATCTAGTATAAATAATATTTTCTCAAACATTAAATGCGAAAATATTCATATACTATTGGGAAATCACGATCCTTCAAATCGTTCAGAACATGTTAATAATCGTTATTTTAAGAGTGTAGAGAACTATTTTGAACTAAATATTGATGGATTCGTTTCCAAGTCTCTGAAAAAATTTAATATTTGTATGTGCCACTACCCAATGACTACATGGAATAAAAAATGCCGAGTACATCTACATGGGCATTGTCATGGAAAATTGGGTTTTGTTTCTCTGCCTTTCAAAGATGGATATGTTCGGTATGATGTTGGCGTTGATTCTGAAGGATTAAATTATAGACCAATTTCTGTAATTCAACTTGTAAAACACTACGAAAATTTCATACCAAAGGAAAGTAAAAATGTTTGAATTCATGCAAATAACATTAACCGCCATAGTTTGTTATGGCATATATCAAATTGCATATCAGCGAGGATATGAGCACGGAAATAAAATAGGATTCACGCATGGTTTGTGGAAGAATTCTGAAAGAAAAAATTTGGTAGTAAAACCATCTATAAGAAAAAAAGCACATAGTTTGATTGACTGATATTTTTTCTTGTGGTAATATACATTTATGGATTTGACAAAACTAACAGATAAACAACTGTTGGACTTACAACAAAAATTGGAATATGATATATCCGAATATCACAACTTTCAATTAGTTAAAAAGATTCAACTAAACTCTGCATATGGTGCTGTTGGTAATGAATTTTTTCGTTATTATAGTACAGAAATTGCAGAGGCTATTACATTATCCGGTCAACTTTCGATTCAGTTCATTATGAATGAATTGAATTTGTTCATTAACAAAACATTGGAGACAGAAAATGTGGACTACGTTATCGCATCAGATACTGATTCTGTGTATCTCAATTTGGCTGGGTTCGTTGATAAGTTTATATCTAAACAAAAATCGACAGAACAAATTGTTACGTTGCTCGACAAACTCTGCGCGACCGTCATTTCTCCATTCATTGAGAAAAAGTATGATGAACTTGCTAAAAAGATGAATGCGTATGAAAATAAAATGGCAATGGGTCGTGAGGTGATTGCGGACAAGGGAATATGGACTGCAAAGAAAAGATATATGTTAAATGTGTGGGATAGCGAAGGAGTTCGTTATGCCCAACCAAAACTTAAGATCAAGGGAATAGAGACTGCAAGAAGTTCTACTCCCGAAATTGTGAGAGAAGATCTTAAAACAGCAATTAACATAATAATGAACAAAGACGAAGATGCAATAATTGAATTTATCGAAAAGGTCAAGACAAATTTCTTTTCGCAACCAGTTGAAAAAATTGCATTCCCGCGAAGTGTAAATGGTCTAGATAAGTACAAAGACAATTATTACATTTACAAAAAGTCTACGCCAATCCATGTTAAAGCGGCACTTATTTACAATTTCCATGTAAAAAAGAATGGATTGGAAAGAAAATATAAGTTAATCAATGAAGGTGACAAAATTAAGTACTTTCATTTGAAAAAACCAAATCCTTTTGGTGGTGTTAAGGGGGAAGATCATGTTGTTGCGTTTGCAACCAATCTGCCAAAAGAATTTAATTTAGATGGTTATGTTGACTACAATACACAATTTGAAAAATCATTTCTTGATCCGCTTTCAAATATATTGAATGTCATTGGGTGGAATTACGAGAAAAAGAATACGTTAGAAAGCTTATTTTCATAAGGAGATTATATGAGCGATTTTCTTAAAACATTTATCAAAGAGTCCGGCAATCAGTATGCATCTATAGTAGATGATGGTCTTGAGGGAAGTGATGTATCGGCATATGTTGATACTGGGTGTCATATTTTGAATGCATTGGTGTCTGGTGACATATTTAAGGGATTCCCTGACAATAAAATAGTTGCATTGGCCGGAGAGCAGGCGACAGGTAAAACATACATCACAATGGGAATGATTTTTAAATTTTTAGATGACAATCCAGAGGCAGTTGTTTTATATTTTGATTCAGAGCAAGCGGTTACTTCCGATATGTTCAAATCAAGAGGAATTGATCCAAAGAGAGTTGCTGTTTTCCCTGTATCAACTGTAGAAGAATTTCGAAGACAGGCAATTACAATTGTAGACAAATATCTTGAAATGCCAGTAGAAAAGAGAAAGAAAACAATGATGGTTCTTGATTCTCTTGGAATGTTGTCTACTTCTAAAGAAATGAATGACACTGCCGAAGGAAAAGAAGTTCGTGATATGACACGCGCACAAGTCATCAAATCAACTTTCCGCGTGTTGACTGTAAAATTGGGAGTTGCACATATTCCAATGATTTTTACCAATCACACATATGATGTTGTCGGTGCTTATGTTCCAACAAAGGAAATGGGTGGAGGAGCGGGTCTAAAGTATGCAGCATCCATTATTGTCTATCTTTCAAAGAAAAAGGATAAGAACGCAGAAGGAGAAGTAGTTGGAAATATAATTCATTGTCGCCTCAATAAGGGAAGATTTACCAAAGAAAATAAGATGGTCGATGTTCGTCTAAATTACGAAACTGGTTTGGATCCTTATTACGGTCTTGTTGACTTGGCAGTTGAATATGGTATACTAAAGAAGACCTCCGGCCGAGTTGAATTTCCAGATGGTTCTAAGATTTTCGAAAAGCAAGTATATGAATCTCCTGAAAAGTATTTTACAGAAGAACTTCTTAACAAAATTAATGAGGCAGCAAATAAAGAATTCTGCTATGGCACAACCGAGACTGAAGAGGATTCTGAGGATTCTGAATGAACAGTATTGAACAAATTATACTTCACAATCTAATAAAGAATGAATCATATTCGAGAAGAGTAACACCTTTTTTGTTAAAGGACTATTTTCATGATCGTTCTGAAAAGTTTGTATTTGAAACAATTCAAGATTATATTGTAAAGTATAATAGTCTTCCCACAAAGGAAGCACTGTTCATTATCATAGACAAAAATCGTTCAGTAAGTGATGATGAAATTAAAAAGATTTCAGAAATCATTGAAAACATCTCAAAGGATTCGGATCCTGTTGATGTTGATTGGTTAACAAAGGAAACAGAAACTTTTTGTAAAGATAAAGCAGTTTATAATGCCATAATGGAGTCCGTCAATATTATTGATGGAAAATCTCAACAAAGTGCAGGTGCAATACCAGATATTTTGAGTAGAGCACTTGCTGTTTCTTTTGATCCAAACATTGGTCACGATTATATTGAGGACTATTCAAAGCGATATGATTTTTATCATATAGTTGAAAAGAAAATCGCATTTGATCTTGAATATTTCAATTCAATCACAAAGGATGGAATTGCTCCAAAAACACTCAATATTGTGATGGCGGGAACTGGTGTTGGTAAGTCTTTATTTTTGTGTCACCATGCTTCGTGTTGTCTTCGTCAAAACATGAATGTTTTGTACATCACATGTGAGATGGCGGAGGAAAGAATTGCAGAAAGAATTGATGCAAACTTCTTGGATGTTAATTTAGATGATTTGAAAGATCTTTCTAAAACTGTCTATGAAAAGAAAGTCGAAGCAGCTGCTGCCGGAGTTACTGGAAAACTAATCATCAAGGAGTATCCAACCGGAGTTGCAAATGCAAATCATTTTAGATTTCTTCTTGATGAATTGAAACTAAAGAAAAAATTCAAACCAGATATTATATTCATTGATTATTTGAACATTTGTTCTTCTTCTCGTTTCAAGGGAGCAAAGAATGTGAATTCTTATGAATATGTAAAATCAATTGCAGAAGAATTGCGTGGTCTTGCAATCGAATACAATGTTCCAATTTTTAGTGCTACACAGACAAATCGTGCAGGATATTCAAATACTGATGTAGATCTTGAAAATACTTCTGAATCTTTTGGTTTGCCTGCAACATGTGATTTTATGTTTGCTTTAATTTCAACAGAAGAACTAGATGAACTTAATCAAATAATGGTGAAGCAATTGAAGAACCGTTATAATGATAAAGCAAAAAATAGAAAGTTTATTGTTGGCATTAACAGAGCAAAAATGAAATTATTTGATGTTCAGAAAGAAGATCAGG